TCATGGGCATTTACCGCCTGAACCATTGGTGATTGACCATATAAACCGCAATAGGTTTGATAACAACATTGAAAATCTTAGGGCAGTTACAAAGTCAGAAAATCAGCGTAACAATAAATTTAAGGCACAAGAGAAATGAACGATTTTCTAAACAACGGCAAGGTCTTAATTAGCTCTAGGTATGACGAAAACCCACTTAAACCCCGTTATATAGAACACGATCCCGATATGCTTGAAATCCAAAAGTGGATGATTGGTAACCCTGATAAGCTAAGAATGGAATACTGGTGCAATGTAGCGTATATATTATTTATATGCTTTGTGCTCTTAGTGATTATCCTAAAGCATTGAGAGCCATGTTTATCTTGGCAATCCTGTCATCTAGACCTAAAACACCACCATTAATGCGTTTAGTCATGGTCTGATAGTCGCTTGTGTCAGCCAAAGTATTTAACCCTACCTTGTTCCAAAACCAGCCAGCAGTAAGAGCCGCATAGCGTGGTTCTTCTGCTAGTTGAGGGTTAGCTAGTAAATCTTCTTTTAACGCCTCTGAAGCCGATTTATAGGCATCCTTGCCTGTTATTTGGATAAGTCCTCTACCAATATACATTCCAGCTTCTTCAGGGGTCGTATTACCCATTCTTCCCATATAGACCTTACTGGCGATCTTTTCAGGGTTATGCTCGTACTTTTCTGCGGTATCCATGTCAGGAAAACGACTAGGCCATGTAGCCATCAGACCTTTAGCAGAATAATTTAAGTTTTCACGAGTGACCTTAAAACCTGCCGACTCGTGCATACATTGACCAATAAAACACGCCTGACGCTTGACGGTGTTTATTTCGTACTTATCAAATGTTTCTTGTAACGGATCAAGCCACTTAGGGTCGATACCGAGCTTACTTAACTGGTCTAGCGTCATCTAATCCTGCCTGTTGGTTAATCCAGTCTTGAAGGGATATTAATTGTGTTGTTGTGTCGGCACATTGCTCGGCAACAAGTAAAAGGTTATGGGTTTCGCCATTAATTGTGATGGCGGCTGTGCCATTGGTGGACATTGCACCGCTATTGGTGTCGAGCATCCTGTTATAAAAATTGTGAATATTGCTGACATTAGCGTTATACGCATCTGTTACTCCTCTATTTATTAATTCTTGTTCTTTAATTTTTGCCTTGTTCTCGGCAATTTGTTGTTCTGCAACAATTTTGACCTTATCTTGGAAATCAACAAAGCGGATATGCTCAATATAAAAACCACTAGAAAAACTACCAAATACAAGTACAAGATATATGTAAGTTTGTCCACTTAGACCGCCTAATAGGGAAATCAAAAAGTTCATTGAGGTTCTGCACCTGAAAGTTGTTTACCAGCTACGGAAGCCGCTCCTGATCCTGATACGATACCCAAAGCACCTGCAAGTTCAGTAAGACTAATCTCTTTACCTGTATAGATTAAATAAATTGCAGAACAGCCAACAAGCAAGAATCCAAGCATCCATGCCCATTTAGCTATGTCATGTGTTTGATTATCTTTGCCAGTCAATATATGTTTTAAAATTTCGTTCATTTAATACCCCACGTTAGATACCAAGCAATTAAGGCGGCTAGTGCAAAACAGTAGAACTGTACCTTGCGAACTTCCTTCAAGTCGTGCTGAAAATCCTCGTTAGCCTTGCGTTCCATGTTCTCAATGTCCAGCTTGATTCTTAATAATGCTTCCCACTCTTTTGCACCGTACTTCTTTACAAAGTCGATCTTTAGCTTTGCTTCCTGATCGCTAATTTGCTTCTTTTTGTTCCAATCTTCCAACGCCTTAATTAACGCTGTTTGCTTCTTAAACTCTGCTTCCCTTAATGCTCTGCGTCTTTCTTGGGCCTTACGCTGGGCTACATCTAAACCGTCTTGCTGTATTCCCTCAATGCTCTTGCTAAGTTGATTTGATGCCTCACGGCTTGAATCCAAGCTATTGCTTAGACCCTTTACGCCCTCAGATAACCCAAATGGATCAGGCACTTCATTTACTTATTGTGAAGCCAATTAATGACAAAACCCACAAAGGCACTAAATGTAGAAACAAGGCCAATACCAACCCACAGAGCACCCCTAGATTGATTAGCCATCGCAACAAGTGACTCGATCGAGGTTTCCATCTTGTCAATTTTTTTGGACAATTCATCGAACTTGGCTTCATAGGTTTCTACCTTATTCCAAAGAACTCCATATTTGACAGGATCGATTTCAAAAGACATGATCATTATTGAACGCTAGGTTCTTCCGTTTTAATCAAAGATTCACGCAACATAGTCAAAAATGCTTGTTTGCCAACATTTAACTGGTCTAAATTAAATTGTGTAGAACCAATTTTACGGTCTAAATCAATTAAATGATTGACCATATTCTGTTGTTCAGGCTTCATATCTTCAAATGCGTACTCTACATCGTCAATAGTGACTTGGTTTTTCTTTATGTTTTCCATGTCATTTCCTTTCGTGGTTAAAAAAAATTATACAGTTGCCCACGGTAAAGCAGGCTGTGTTACTGGTGGATTAGCTAAATTAGCCACCGCCTGAGTAACGTTTGCTTCTACTTCGGATTGATTTACGCCATTTTCATAGCACCAGCCCAATACTTGTTCTTGAGTAAGTTGTGCATAAGGAGTAAATTGACCACCTGTAGTTGGCTGTGGGAATGAGCAAGAACCATAATTTGATGCGCTATGAGTTCCGTCTGTGCCATTACAACGCCAGCCAGCAGTTAATACTACTTGTGTTTGTCCATCAACAGGTTGTGTTGCCACATCCATGTATTCAATTTGCCATGTAATTGTTGTTGCCATTTTATGCTCCTAATTTAGCTTCTAAAGCGGTTACTTTAGCGTTTAGTTCTTGAATAGCTTTTAGCAACATAAATGGCAAAACACTTTGCTTTAGTTGTTTGTAGATAGTGTCATCGTCTTGCGATACTGGGTTTAAATCGTCTTGAACAAGGTTTGGAAATACTTGCTCTACTTCTTGTGCAATTAAACCAAGCTCTTTATTCTTGCCTTCTTCGTCAAGCCGCCAGTTATATTTGACAACCCTTAATTTGCATAAATCTTCAAGGTAACCGCTTCGAGTTGTTTCAATGTTTTTCTTTAATCTTTCATCAGAAGAATAGCTTGATGTACCATTACCAAACAAATACCAGTTACCAACACCAGTAGTATTGCCTTGATAGTGTGCTGAAGAAGTATTGTTTCCATTTGACTGTAATGTAGATGCAACGCTAATTACATTCCCTGATGATGAAGTATTAATAATTTGAGCTACTGCCGTACCGCCTGATGCACTAGATACTACAAATGTATTAGTAGCACTTGTCGTACCAATTAAGACAGCACCGCCAGAAGTAATACGCATCCGTTCTGAACCATAAGTACTCATGGTTATGAAGTAGCCCGCTGAACCACTATTACCAGCACTTAAAGCCAATTCTCCAGTCGCACCATAACTTATTAACGAACCAATAACAGAAGATGAACTGTTGTATGAAAAATTAATACCACGAGCATTGGTAGTAGCACCACCTTGTATGTTAATGATTGGAGTAGTACCAACAATATCAAGAATTTTAGCAGGACTAGCAGTACCAATACCTACATTACCACTAGCATCTTTATAAAACTGTCCTGAACCTAGATTAACTACTCCTGTACCGCCAGTAAGAGTGCCTGTGTAAGCTAAGTTGGTAAATGAACCTGAGTTACCAGCTTTAGAAGCAATACTTTGCACAACACCGCTAGAGTCTTTGTAGTAAAGGACTCCATCGTTTGTGTTTATTGCTAATTCTCCAGCAACTAAGTTACCAGCAGTAGGAGTATTTGTAGCTGTCGCTGAATAGTAAATCGAAATGGGCGTGTAGCCAGTTTGTGCCATGATTTTTCCTTAAAATAATCCACCAAATATACCAGTAACAGCCGTAACTGTGCCAGCATTTTGTATGTCGTTGCCACCCATTTGTAATGCTCCAGTAATGGGAGTTTGACCGTCTGCCGATACAGATTGAGTA